CCCATAAAGAGCCTAAGATACCAGAATTTGATAATGCAGGAAGCAAGGAACTAAGAAGATTCATTCCAAGGCCACCCTGCGTATTCATGTAAGAAGCTGCATCACCTTGTACTCCCTGTAATAAACTCTGTAATTGTTGTTGAGAGGTCTGATATAAGTTTGCGGCTGTACCTAATTCATTAAGGTTTACCTGAGATAAGTAGTCTGCTTGTGCTGTACCATAAGGACTACCAAAGGCTGTACCAGTTGCGCCTGCTGTACTTCCAAGAGTCGCAAGACCAGCTTGTACTTGAGGCTGCATTTGTTGTATCAGCGCATTCAATACCTGTGGATTATATCCTGCTCCTGAACCCATATAATTAGCTAGCATAGTACCTGTTCCGGGGCCATAGATATTCTGCATCTGTGTTAAAAAACTGGAACCTGGAGCTATTGTATTCTGTGCATTTATATTACCTATACCACCTCCAGTTAAGAATGGATTTATATCTGTACCTGCCCCAGGTATCATAGTTGGTGGTAAAACTCCTACACCCGGAACTGAAGTTGTTGCACCATCTTGTTGTGTAGCACTTCCTCCACCAGCAGCTCTCTGGTAAGCTTGTACTCCCGGTAGGAAACTATAATTAGGGGCAACAGTATTAGTAGGCGTATTGCCTGGAAGTCCCTGTTGCCCCGGCATTGCCGCTCCCCTAGTTTGCGGCTGTGCAAATGGTATTGTAGACATTAGCGTACACCACTTATAAACGTAAGCATTCGTTCATTAACGTTACTATAGACACTGCGAGCTTCCACAAGAGACTTTATAAGCCCCGGTTCACCAGGATCTTTGGGATCACCAAATAAAGTCGCTTTCATAAGCTGCATTACATCTGTCATGGCATTTTCCTGTGCACCTATAAAAGCAGCAAGGTCGGCTACAACTTCGAGCCATGCTTCTGGTAATAGAATTTCATCATTTAAACCATCGCTGAATGGATGTTTACGCTGATATTTTACCTGTACTGGATAGTCTTGATTAGGGCAAAATGCTACAAATACCTGTGCAGAACCGGGAGTCTGCATCTGTTCACTGTAGATAGTATAGAAGATAGGCTGACCTGAAATAGTGGTAAGTGGCGACACTGTTTTCATATTTCTCCATTTAAGTTCTAGAAAAACTACAGTAGGAACTGTAACTGAAGATGGAACAACACCACTAACTCGAAGCATAAAGGAATCAAAGCGTGTGACTTTTATATTGCTATTTGTAAAATAAGAGACTGGATACTGAAATTTTCCCCTCTGAAGTGAAACAAGCGGACCGGGAACACTAAGTTCATCAAAGGTATATTTATCCGTTATATTACGAATAGCCGAAACTATCCAACGTGGAACATCAGACTTTATATTAGTCCGATAACGCAGCTTCGGTGTAACACCGGGGACTAAGTTCGTACCAGTTACCATATCTTGAATAGTGGCCATTTATAACCCAAATATCATTTCTATAGAGCCTGTTGTACCAGGAGCACCAATATACTGAACAGCAACATTTTGCAAAAATGCACCTTCCGAAGGATCAAAATAGAGCCAAATTGCTCCAGGGGATAGTGTAAGACATGGATTAGTCGGTAGAGGATTACCCTGTATAGCAAACCAAACCTGAGCAGGACTTATTCCAATATTACGCATATAAGCTAAAGAAAATATAGTATTAAAAATTGGAACTTGTGTTCCTGTTATATAATTAAATATTTCAGAAACAACATAGGTTAAATTTACATCTGACAAAGCTCCAATAGATGATCTAACAACTTGGGTAAGAGTATTATTATTTATTCCCTGAAGTAACATTTGTAGATTCGCGGTAAATGTTGTTGATGTTGCCATTATACCATCCCCCACTTACATATAACCTAGACCAACAAATTCTCCGGTGATAGCCGTTGTCCGCCATGTATCGCCATCATTGGATTTCATACTACGGCAGAGAGTACAGGTATTACCACCATTAGGAATATAAAAGTCAAGAGATAAAATGGCGTCTCCTGGGTTAAGATAGCCCCAAATGGTCCTAACAGCCCCACTCCAGACGAAATTACCAACTGGAAATCCAGGGGGAACTGTTATTACACTACCTTCTACACAAACACCACAACCAACACAAAAGTTTCCTAATAAAATCCAAGTCACATCCCAATTCACGCCACTATAATCTTGTCTAGTTACAGTAACTGGTGGGCCTGGTATTCCCTGTGGAATTACAAAATCTAATATAGCTGCACTTGAACTACCTACATTACTCACACTTGCCGGTGTACCTGGGGCACCAGTACTAGTTGTACCAACACTAACAGTAGCAGATTGTCCGGGTGGTCCCTGTGTCCCAGTAGTAGTAGCTTCTGCCAGACTTACTATAGAAGTTCTAATGCTATCAAAGTAGGCATTGTCTTGTATAGACTTATCAGTCCTTGTGTGTAATACTGGAAGCTTTACACCAGTTGGTAAGTTAATAGGCATCGTCTTTATCTTGGAACTTCCTGACCTTCACCATAAACCGAAACTTGAACTATTTTTACTGGTCCAGAATTTGCTACACGTGTAATAGAAACTTGAAAGAAAGCATCTGTCAAGGGCTTGAAACTAAAAAAGGCCAAATATTGTAGACCATCTGCAAGTACTGCTGGCGGTGTACCACCATTGTAGTAAATCTTATCTTTTGTTGGATCACCCAATGTTAGTGTCTGTGATTCATTATACATTGGACCTGTAAGAGATACAGTTATAGATCCAACACCAATATTAATATATGATATCCCAATCCAACTCACACTAAGATAAGTAAGATCCTGTTGGCCTTCTATCTTGAAAATATAAGTTCCTGGTGATTCACAGTCTAGATTAGAAAGATCATATTGATATAAAACTGTATTAACTGGAACTAGTAAATTACCCGGTATTGGAGCTGTATTAGTATCTACAAAAATTGGCTGTGCTGACGGAGTCAGACCTAACGAAAGCTCTTCACGAACCCAATTTCTATTATGCAAATCATAAGTCCAGACAATAGTTGGTACATTAAAGGCACCTATGAAAAGTTTGTACACCAAGTAACGATAGTTTGCGGCATCTCTAGGGGAAATGGAAGCATAGATATTCTGTGTATAAGGATAGAAGTCAGGATTATATTGTGCTATATCATAGATTATTTGATCTATAACCTTGTCTCCTACAGTACTAATTGAGTTAATAGTAAGATTATAGACATTATCCTCTGATATAAGAATTGCCAATGCACCATATTGAGCACGAGTATTTGGGAATACCTGACCTATACCTAGCTGAGAAGCCCACAAGTGATTAAAATCAAAAGGCTGTAATCCATTACCCGTAGGAGTTACTTGCGTAATACCGTTTGTACGGAGAATGTACCCAACATTTCCTAGCGATAGTGTACCAGTAATAATATCAGAGGCATCTAGAAGATCTACAAAACCCCATGCATTATTAATTGCTGGAGTACCACTAGAAGAAGTTGGATTACCAGACCACTGATCTATGTGCGGTCCAGCGGACCAACGTACACGCTGCTGGATGTTCTGTCCTCCTTCTATAGTATTAGCTATTATTAAGAACTGAGCTAACTCCATTAAAAAGTTTGCGCCATACTGTCCTTGCGTCAGATCTACTATTCCTGCACCAGGGCCAGATATAAAGTATACATGCTGAGAACCATCTACAAAAGCCATTCCTGCTGTAGGTACTATTGAACCTCCTATATATCCAGCAGTATTAATCCAATCCCAGATAAAAGTACTAGCAGCACCTAGAGAACCTTCATTTTGCCAAAGATCACCATGAAGAGATTGAAGTGTTGGATTTTGACCTATCCCAGCAGAACCTACATGAGCATATAACCAATAAGATACAGTATAACTTGTCCTAGTATCTAATCCTAGACCAAGACCAGTTATTTCACCATTTGTAGGTGAAATTCCAGGGAATGGTTGAAATCTAAAGCGACTCTGAATATAATTTTGACGCAAGACAAAATTGTTGATAGAAGGCGCAGCCTGTCGTGACACAAACTGCGCCGGGGTAGAGACATCCATTCCTTCAAAAGGAGGGTTGTATTGGGCTACAAGGGCCACGGTTTATGCTCTACCAGCACCTACGGAGATATGAATCACCCCCGAACCAAGAGTTAATACTTGTATACCTACGGGATACCAACCCAGAAAGCCAAAGTTTTGTACAAAATTGGCAGCATAGGCTTTGGAATCTACTATAGGTACGCCAGTGATAGAGTTGATTACAAGACTATCTCCAGCGGCAACTTGGTCTGTCCACCACAGATTTGTAATTTTAACTGGCCCATGATATACAAATGGAAGAGTATCTATTCGCCATACGGGGCCTTGTATATTATTAGCCATGTACTACTCCATAGAATGGTTTCTGTCTTCCAAGGCCATTCTTTTTCTTAAGTATCAGTTCTTCATGTACCTTTTCTTCCTTAACACGAAGCTTCTCCGTTTCAAACATCTCTAACATACGCAGAGATTCTACCTTACCAAAACCAATAGAAAGATTCTTTTTTGCTGTCACTACGTCTTTTGCATTGCTGTCAGAGACAAACTCACGTACAGAAGTACATTCGTGACTAAGTGCTTCGACATTGTTCTTGTACATATCGCACCAATAGCACACATCTCTATAGTTATATTCATGTGCCTTTGACTGTTGTCCGGGCTTTGCCATATTTGTAGCCCCCTAAAGCATGATTTCGTCTATAATAGTTCCAACATTTGGCTGTGTTAATTTACGATCAGGAGTTAGTTCTAATTGTGGCCCTGAGGTAAGAACGCGCATCATTATTACTTCACGTTCACCTATAAGCATCGTATCCTGATCCCAAGGACATACAAGTAAACCCTGTATCCATTTTAAATCAGTAAGATGTATTCTCCGCCAACACCTGTTACAGTAGTGGTACGGAGAATACATCCATGTTCGTTGCAAGTTTGCCATGCTACGCTACTTTTTCTGGCGGCTCCGGTTCAGGATGTGGCTTGTTTGGATCATTTGGATCATGTGGTTTTGGTGTTGGTTTTGTTGGGTCTTGATGCTGCATTTTTCATCCCTTCTTAAAATCGGGAGCCAGAGTAAGGAATCTCTAGCTCCCAGTTGACTGTCCAGAGGAACTCGTTGGCATTTCTGACATGGGCTTAAACTCACCACTTTCTAAATCTTCAGAAGTAGCTTGTTCCAAACCATGTTCTATACGATACTTATGCACCTTCTTCTTAATTTCTTCCAAAGCCTTTTCATCCGGTGGCTTTACATCATACTTTTTAGCAGCTATGTGCTTTTCAAGTATTCTCTTCGCCGTTAGATGAAGCTCTGTAGAAGGTACAGAAGCTGTAGCATGATAATCTGGAAGTATAGACACAGCCCACTGTAACAGCTCATCTTCTGACAAACCCTGATTAGGATCAGGCTTCGGCTGTTCTACTTTCTTAAATTTCTCCTGTGATTCTGGAGCAGGAGTTTGCTGATGTTCTTCCTTCTGGGCTTCCTGCTGTTGCCATTGTTGCTGCTCATCCATAGCTTTTTCCTTCTTCTGCTTGAACTGAAATTTGGCTGCTTCCATATATTCGCCCTCAAGGACCATTACTGCCCCAAGTGCCAATCCAATGTGTAGCACCAGCGGCAATACGCATAAAGGTTAGCATCTTGACGGCCTGTGTGTCAAAGTCATCATCATAGTCTGTATCTACTGTCTTTCTCCACTTAAACTTTAACTGATGATGTTCTTTGTTAGTAACCGCATACCATGCTGTTGCACTTGTTAGATAAGAACAAACCATATAGGTAAGCTCTTCTCCAACCAGTGCATTGATTTCATTAGTATTCACACCGGGTTTACCAGGACTGCCCAGTAATTCACGAGCAGTAAAAATCAACTCCGGGGGAATTATCAGCATTGTCGGACGCATATGTACAGGCAGACCCATACTATCCGTCATGCGGTTAAAGTGGTTCGTCATTAACTGGATGGATGTGAAGCTGAGATCGAGATCAACAGCAGGACGATTAGGGTAGGTACCAGCCACACTAATAACGTTTCCAAGTCCGGGTCCAGTATTAGTAGCAACAACGCCACCAAGCAAAGGATGCTGATTGTTAAACAGGCTAACGCCGTCCGTTGTGACGACTGTAGAAAAGCCATTGTTGAAAATGTTCCAAGGAACCATTTCTTCTGTAAACGCGATACTATGAGCAAGAGCTTTTGGTGCTTGCTTTATTATCCCGTACAGATCATCTTGAATTAACTCGTAGGAGCAGCGTGCTCCCATTGCATACTTCAGTGGTACATAACGCTTTGTACCGCCTTGAATCAGATCGAAGTATGCTACATTTTCGCCTTCAGTTAACTCTGGCGCCGGTCCTGTTCCAGCAAACTGGACTTCATCTTCAAAGGCTTTTGTTGTGTTATCGATGTTGAAAACCTTGTCATACTGTCTATCACGATGCTTCAGGTCAAGGAATTCAACAAAATTATGTTCGATCCCAGGTGCTAGTACCTGGGCGTACATAGCACGAATCATCGCCATTGTATTCGCTCCTAGATACTAGTTAGACAAGCAATTGTGAAACTGTCGGAAGAAATGTAAACCATACTCTTCCAAAAGGTGTACCGAGGGCATCTGCGGGATTTAGTTGCTTTATAACCAAAACCGCATTAGCAGCACCAGTCTTGCCAAGATCTACATACCATTGACCACCACTATCTATGGTCATGCCATATTGACCTCCAACAAGAGTTACTGCTATAACAGCCGTGCCAGTTACATTATTGTCAATCTGTGCCTCAAACCATGTATCAGGTACAGCTAACTCAATAACTAAACGGCCATCTGCAAGAGGCGCGCCTCGTGGTATATTCACGGCATTGCCTATAGGTGGACGCTGGTTCTGAACACTTCCAAATGTTAAATTAGAACCAAGCTGTACAGACCCAAATGGCTGTGTTGGCGCACCTTGTGCATTTGTTGAAAGGTTATTTGCCTGACCGGGACTAACCCCCAATATGCCGCTAGCAGGAGGTGTGATGTTAGTACCATCCCAAGCGGCAATATAACCTGCGGGGTTTCTCATTACTGGCGTTCCCCCATAGAATGTCTGACCGGCAGCCTCACCAATCTGGCCTGTTGTAAGTGGAGAATTGCCAGAGGTAGTCTTAACCTGTCGGATAAACTGATGGAGGGCTAATCCTGCTGCCATAAACCATCTCCTTTAAAGTCATATTCCTTTTTTATCTTGCTCACTCTGGCTTGGAATGTAAATACCAATCTTATCAGCTACATCCTTAAAGCTATAACCTTCATTCGTAATACCCTGCCTTAAGACCTTATTAGCCTGCTCATTCATATTACGATGAAGTTCACGCTGTGAAACCCTAGCTGCGCTAGTGATTGCATTGTGTTTATACCACCCATATAAAATTTTAGTGGGAATTACCATTAGAACTACATCGTGATACTTAATTCCCTCGGGTTTTATCATCGTAGAACTTGGATCAAGTCCAATTATCTCCTCTGGACGGGCAAGACGAAAACCCATTGCTTTCTTTTCTTCTAGAAAACGCCCTTCATCCGACTTCCAATTTACCCAACGAGGCCGCCATTCTGGGTCTTTACAACGAACATCCAGCATTGTAGGAATTTGTCGCGGAATCGCTACAATGCTAGATGCCATAAAGTCATCAAGAGCAGGATTTACTTCTTTTTCACGTGTCCTATCGCTTTCATTCTGGTCTGTGTTGCTTTGGACCCCTTTTTGCTCACTGTTCCCGGTTTTGGCCTCGGCATGGTCAAATATCTCCTTTGATGAAGGTTGACTTACAACAGTAACAGGTACCTGCATTGCGGACTTAGAACTAACTGGAATGCCCTTAAAATCAGCCATACTACCTTCTTATTTCAAATTTATTAACGTTTTCAGCATAAGTCTTCAATGGAACACCAAGACCCTCAGCTATACGCTTTTGTTCAGCAGTCAAAGACTCCACCGGATCTTTCTTTTCCGGTTCATTACGCATCATAACAGCATTTCCAGCCGGTTCTATCCAGAATTTCCCACTTTTCTGATTTTGATCCCGAATTATATCATCATGATGCTTTCCTTTTACCGCAAAATAGCAATTTCTCCAGAAATCTTCTAAAACTTTGCTCTGCAAAGGTGAAGATTTGGAAATTTCATCTATTTCATCATTAAAAAGGTGCCAATCATGATATTGTGCACTGAGATTATCCATTACATTTCGCTTTGCAATCATCGCGCGTGTATCAAGAGTTGTTCCTACAAGTGGCGCTATACGCTCTTGAAAAGCTTTATCTGCGTCAATTCCCCACTCTGTAAGCTCTGGTTGCCTTGGATTTTCAGGAGTCGAGACAGATTGCACAGGTTCTGAACGAGTCTTCATTGCATTCAAGGATTCTGTCAAATTTTGTATCAACTCATTCTGTCTCGTCACTGTTTCCTTGTTCTCTTTCAACATTTTCTCAAGATCATCAAACTTTGACAAGCGCGCTTTAGCAGTAGCAGCATCAGTTCCAAATAATTCTTGAGACAATTCATCGGGACTTTTCTCTTTCCAAGGCATTACTGTATCCCTTTCTCAAAAGCTTCTAACTGTATAGCGTACTCTTTTTCAACACGATCAGAAGCTTTTATTGCATCATGCATACCTAAAATTTCATCTATAACTTGTATCTTTCCCCGAAGTATGTCCATTTCTACACTTTGTGGCTTAAGTATTAATAGCCTATTGTACTCTTGGCGCACCTCCGAGAGGTACTGGAATATTGGGCTGTTCCGCAATGTTACCAGTTCCCCCAGCACCCGCTCCTTGTTGCGGACTACCAGTCGGTAAAATGGGCTGTTGCGGTACATTTTGAGCTGTTGCTCCTGTAAGACTTCCTGCGGCCCCTCCTGCTGTTCGTTGCTTATTGGCATTTGTCATCTGCTCCCTAAATTGCTTGATTAACATGGGTTCTGGAACAAGTTTATTAATATCGTCATATCCAAAATTACGTAATATATGACGCATAAGAAAATCACTGGCTATAACTGTATTTACTAAATAATCCTGCATCGGTGGTGGCGCTTGCATTAAACCTTGTAAAAGCTGTGCAATTGCCATATAATGCTGTCGCAGTATATTAACTAACAACATATCAGACTGCTTTTCTATCTCACGGTTAATACTTCCCGTAGCAGCCTTTACCGGGATTCTCATTCTTCCACTTCTGATGTTGTCAAAGGCTTTCGTAAGAAATCTTCCCTGATCGCCAAAATAACGGAGCTTAGAACCAATACCAAACTCTGAATACTGTTTAAGAAACGTTTGTCCCAACAATACATGAGCAAGGCGCATATCATTACTTCTAAGGTTTGATCTTCTATTCCCTGCTTGGAGAGTTGAGAATGTACCCATCGCAGAATAGATTCCACGTCTTGGGTTGACGATGCCGCTCCCTGCGGCTGTGATCCCATTATCTACCCCTGTACGTTGCTGTACTAAAGATAAAGCTTGTTGTTCTCGCTCTATACCAGTACTAGAAGCACGGCCCATATTATAAACTTCAAATTCATCCTTCCTAAATGGAACTACGGCTGTAGGATAAATTGAAAAATTAGAATCAAGACGAGTAGCACTATCAGGATCAACCCTATAAACAGAAGTATTTGCAAGAGTTTCATTATCTGCGTAACGGTTATGTTCTGACGTAAGTTCAATTTGGGCGTGTTCCAGCATCTCTGCAAAACCTTGCTCATAAAGTCCTCTATCAGAATATCCCAACTGCGCGCCTATGAAGATATTCTGATTTTCTGGATACCAATTATACATTGCCCGTAGAGAAGTTTTAGTACCAAGATGGTAAAATTCAATAATATTAAGCTTCCTAAGCATTCCTCCACTACGTACCCAATATTTATAATGGCATTCATAGATAAACCATGTCTGATTGTACTCGCTGGCTGAAATATTTACGCCCTGGTCTGTAAGTTTTTCCTGTTTTACCTGATCTATAGATGGTCTATCCGCAGCGTGAAGTATGGAATCTACCTTGGCCTTATCATAACGACCAGTGAAAGCGCGCTCTTGTAAGTCCCACTTTGACAAAGGCAGAACGTGAAATTTAAACCTTGCTTCATCAAGCGTAGTAGCTGTAGGGGTACATCCAAAATCTTCAAATGGTATAACTTCTGGCCTTGGACCGTCTTTTGTCTTTTCGTTTCTGTACGTCGGGGTTCCACGATATTCTCCTACGCAAACAGACTCGAAGTCTGTAATCCAAGGTACTTTTGCCACCGAGAAACCATAACCTATAGCTCCGTCGAATAAAATTGACTCTACGCGATATAAATCTAGCTCTGCCTTCTCCGTGCCCATGAGCGTAAGGAATTCTTCCACGGCTCGCTTTTGTTCGTCTTGCTCTTCTTCTGTGGGCCAATCTCCTACTATTTGTATAGGCCATAACGGTGTCGTCTCGTAAATACTTGCCATTATTTGTGCTAAAAGTGTATCTATATTCGTAGCTACCACTTGTACTACGATGTTCGAAGCCCCACGCCAGGGAAACGTCTTCTGCGGCCTTTCAGGTGTTCCATCTTTTAACTTGCGCCATTTCTTAATCTTATTCTCCCGTCTCTCACGAAGTGCATCTATAATGCCCATTAAGTTGTCATACACAAAGGAATTTCTACGAGCCTCTTCTTCTGGACTAAACTTAAGTAAAACTGGCTCTTGGAGAATCATTAATATCCCGCAATATTTGCATTATCAAATGGGTTGTTCTGCCTCTGATGTTGTAGAAAACCTATTAACTCATTCTTCGTAGATACATTGCCATTCCATACTTCTGGTGCGTAGCCAAGGGTATCAATAATATCCACAGTATGTCCAGAAATAGGCTTCCCACTGGACATACCAATATAATTTCCGAATTCTTTGTACGCATCTAAATGTGCAGAACGACGCATCCAGAACTGACCTTCAGCGATATAAGGACCAAATGATTCTATTCTCCTGCCCTTTGCATTAGCATTATTGTCTGTTTTGAGGGGAACGATATTAAGTCTTCTATTTTCCACTTTATTACGATAATCGAGATAAAACTTGAGAAATTTTTGAGCTGCAACAGTTTCGAGCCAGACCCGATTAAGTCTCCAGTAATTTGCCAACTCGTAAATTTTATTGACCAACTTTTCATACGTACAAGACTCGGCCCAACAATCAAGGAGATAAATACGCAATGGAGTTCTCTGTACACCTGTAACTGTGATTGCATGTCGGCATCGTCCACTATTACCTCCATGATTCGGATCTATAATCATCTGTATCGCCAAGTCCACAGGCATTATATCTTTTACTATTTCACCTTGTCTAACTTCGTGGACGATTTTTGCGCGTCTGTCTTCTTTACCACAAGCTTCAAGGGTGTAATATCTGATTCGCTCAACGTTAAAGAACCTAGTTGATTCTGTAACGGGGTTGTTAAGGTACTGACAGGAGAAATACTGCAATCCGAATCTTGGGATAAGATTAAGTAACTTCTCTTTTGTCCATTCAAGAGGAAATATAACCTGATCGGTGGGATGCATAGGACAGCATCCCCCGAGCGCGGAATGTGTGACAAATCTAAATCCAGTGTTATTGTTACGTATCCAGCTATTGAGGTCATTTAATGCCCACCTATTACCTACTACTATTTCATCATTGTCAGTATATTTAAGACGTGGATCACCATCAAAGGCACCGGGCAGAAGCCTGTGATAATTTATAGTATTGGACATTACTTTGTCGGAATCTATAGCATCTCGACCTACTAGATCATCTTCCACAGCTCTCGTGTAGTGACGTGATTGAAGGGCACTGCCAACGCTAAGTACATCGTAAGTTCCTTCTCCGTTAGGGGATTTAACTCTGCGCTTATGTTCTTTGGTAGTAACAGACCAAATACAGGATGTATCAGGTATGATATCACTGAAAATCCATCTGAAGAGATCGTTATTCTGGTAATGTGAATCAAAACGTAGCCCTATCTTGTTAACATTTTCTTTGTTCTCACTTATGATAACAGTACGGGTATCTTCATTATGTGCCCATTTCATCCAGCGAATGAATTCATCTCCATATCCCAAAGCCCGCATATAGGCTTCTTCTTCATCTCTGAATGGCAATGCCCACCACATTGGCGCTGCTTCACTATAAATTGTTGATTTAAAATGATCGCGAGGAATTTCTATAACTAGTTTTAAATGTTCAGATTCTACAAGAGAGGCCATGTATTCATGAAGCGGGTCATATAAACGATGACGACGAAGTATTACTTTGCAGAAATAATAAAGAGAGCCCAAGGCATTTAGCCTGTGGGCTATTCTCTTTTCTTTAGGCGTTTTTAGCAGGGATAGATCTAAAATATCCCAACGCTGTTGCATTTAAATGGCCCTGTTTTGAAGTTGACGAAGGGCGCGACGGCAACCAAGGAGACAAAGACCAGACAAAAGCAGCATGATGGTACTAATTTCCGGTACTGGCGCCGGAGTTTCAATTGTAACAGTCCCACCACCAATTACTCCTGTTAAATCATCCCCTGCTATATGAGACTGCCCAAATGTAATACTAACACTTCCATCTGGATTCCACTCTGGCCCAAGTCCAAATTTTGCTAGAACAGCGGAGCTTACACTGGTAACCTTGAATTCCCCTGCAAATGCTCCCTCATCTTCTCCACGCTGTGAAAGCAAATGAGAATGGTCAAACATTGGCATCCCAGATACAAAAATCATGTGGCCACTGGCAATACTTACGCTACCTCCAGTGGTATATTCTGCCTCATAGCGAACAGCATCCGAAGTAATACTGCTAGCCGGACCAGTACTAGCATTGAAAAAGCCACTTAGCGGAAATTCCAAGTGTTTTTCAGTATCGCTAACAATAATATTCAAAGCTGGACCAGCAGTCATGCCAGCAAGAGAACTACTGATATTAACTACAGGAGCATTCGACTCGATAAAAGAGAATGTAATCTCATCCGCAAGAGCAAAAGTAGCTGAAAACAATGCAAAAACAAGAACTCTCCAAAGCATCTTTCACTTCCTTTCCTATTGAACAGTGTTTGTTACTGGTGGAATTTCAGCATCTTTATCTTTATCTTTAGCACGTTCAGCTTGAATTTTCTTGATTTCAAGTAGATTCTGAGCAATTTCGTCATCTATTACAGTTCCCACACCACCTTGCTCATCTGTAGCTAGACCAATACGAGAAACTTTTGCTAGAGTTCCCTCTCTGTCGAGAATTTCACTACAGGCTTTTACCTTTACATGCTCATTAGAACTACGCGCCGCGTCAAAGAGTCCTTGGAGGGCAAGTGGAACCATGTTACGAAGACGCTCATATTTATATTTCTGATCCTGTATTAACTCTTCCTCCGCATCTGTCACGACCCCGGTACGTACTGCAATACGTATCCGACCATATTCTGGATCTTGTTTAAGGGTAGCCAATCCAGCAAGAGAAAGATTCAGGAACTCCGCTATTTCTGAGTCCTTATACAAAGCCGCTTCTAACTGTGCAGCCCGTGCCATGCGTATATAATGCTTAAAATGTTTTGTATTCTGTGTCTGAGCCATGTTTAGTATTCAGTCCCATTTGTTATAAACTGCCCACGTGCACGGCTTTTACGTGCCCTGTCTTCTGGTTCAAGGCGGCCCATTTCTGGAAAGTTGCCATAGCGTGTCTTGCCCGTTCCAGCATCACTGCCCTTTGGTTGTTTACCTGGTAACATCCCATGTTTTAAACGGTCGCAAGATCCAAAACTATGTATCGATGCATGTCCAATCTTATACGGCATCCTCTGTTTCCTTCTCTATTATAACTGTCGCCCCAAGTGCTTCAAGTTCCTGCGGGGTATAAGAGTCAAACACAGCTTCATCCGGTTCAAAGTCAATTGTGTATTTCTGCTGTAAATATTTATATAGGGCTTTAGTAGCTGGCGAGTCTGTACCCATAAGTGCCATGGATAGTGCCACAAAGTCAAAGCCCTGTCAAGCTTGGTAACTCCTTTAACCTCTATAACTTAGACCCGGAGCGGGTCTACCCTCGGTATTTTTGAGGCATCTCGGTAATTTTTGAGAAATTTTAGGGAACCTTCCCCCTCGCGACTTTGCGAGACAAAGTACTTTGAAGGGTGGGGTCTGGCGCTAAGGAATGCTTAACGTATCCTTATATTATCCTATTCATATTGCTAACGTATCGTATTAGTATTCTCGCACAGACCTGCTCTCATACGCTCTCGTACTATAGTAGTACGTAACAAATCTTTACAATATTTTAAGCATACGGCTGCCCGGATATTTGTATAATGCCGTTGTACGTTGTACGTTGTACGGGGCAGTCGAAAGCGGACGCGGGCTGAAAATCTTAAACGCACGTTGTTTAGCACGGCGTTTCGGTGAATACAACCTGCGGATCACAGGTCTTTGACATCCGGTGGTTTACCAGTAATGTGATACTCATGTATCACACAACACCCGCATAAGCGGGAGAAATGGACGTGTCTCGTGGAAGCGAATGAAGTTGTTGAAATTGTAGAGTCGAATGGATTAGCGCAGTTTGGCGATTACATCGTGTCTGCGAAAATTGCGAGTCTACTCACGGATGTATTTGAGATTCAGAACGATTACGCTAATTGTTCTGAGTATCAAGTGGATGCGCTGCTTGTGGCTGTTGAGAATTTCGTCAAAGCATCTGCTAGGGCTGTTGTTAATGAGTATGAGCGGACCATCGATGGAATTCAGCGTAAGCGGCAAGAGATGAACCGTGCCGAGGCTATTGCGTTTTTACTTCGCACCAAGCCCGGTAAAGACCTGCAATCGCGGTCAGTTAAAGCAGAGGCGATTGTTAAGAGGATGAAGTAACATGCAACTTCGGCGAGGTAAGATTTTCCGCCGGGCACTGCGATCACACCAGCGGGACGTAGTAAAGTCTTGGGGGTGTGATCGCAAGACTATAACACACATACCATATGGTGAGCGCCCGGATTACAAGACGCCCACCTACGAAACGGTACATGACTATATTGAGAGATTCTGTGACCGGAAGTTAAAATAGCACGCTATAGCGGGGAGAAATCCTCCCCGCTATTATATATTATAACAGCGACGTTGACCGACCCCGTTTAGCATGGGGGGGGGGGTTGGGTTCCTCCCTATAATCCTCCCCTTATATAAAAATATATATATTTATTTTTTTTTTTTTTTTTAATATATAAGAACTATATACCTGATGTACGGGGGACAGACACCCACCCATGGGGAAGGGTAAGTCCTTCGGAATGAAGGACTTGAGGGGAAAAAGACCCGTTGACACCGCACTCCAACCACCCATATAATTTTAGTGGGAGGCCGCGAATTATGAATAAGAAGTGCGTTATATGTTATAGGAAGAATATATTGGAGAAGTATGAGAGAGATGAGATAACGGATGAGGAGTTGTCTCAGATACAGAAGAAGATTAGGTGGGCGATAACAAGTAGTTCACATAGGATTAGACTTGTGTGTGGGCCGGATTGTTATGATGAGTTGTTGGAGTTTTATAGGGAGTATAAGGAGGATAATAGGCCTAAGAGATGTGAGAGGAGAAATTGTCTACATTCGGAGAAGATGCATACTGGAATTGGTGGAAGTTGTATGGCTTCGATGTGTAGGTGTTATGGATTTACAACTGAGGAGGAGCAAAGTAGGAAAAAGGGTAGGAGTACGGAAAGTGAAGATGAACGAAACTATCGTGTGGAATTGCAAGCTGAAGTAGATAAGACAGTTGCAGAGGGTAATTGGACACCAAATACGGTAGATGAGATTGTTGCAAAGTTAAAGACAAAACAGGGGACACAAAAATGACAAGGACAGAGTTAAGGGAGTTAGCAGAATTAATGCGAATTCAAGATGATTCTGTACTTGTTTTTCGCTTTAGAATATGGGCAACATCTCATCTTACGGGATTTATTCCAGAGAATGAATCGGGAAAGGGAAATTCGCTGGAATTGCAAGATCTTGTAAAGTTGTTTTATGCGGAAAAGGAAAAGGAAAAGGAAAAGAAGAAACAATGACAGTTTTGGACAATGATATAATCAATGGGCTGTTGGAACATCTTAAAAAAGAAGGATATACACATGCACAGATAGTACAGTATATGAAGAATCTTGCGGAACAAGATAAGGTAAATCCGATTAAGGTATTTACAATTGACAATACAGATCAAGAGAGACTGTTACAGGAGTTGGTTAAGTTGAGGAAAATGTAATTGGAATATCGGATACACAGGATGGCTTGTGTATCCTGTTATTCTAGTTATATGAGGAAATGAAGAAGTTTGACAACGGACGCTGCTTAGGATTTTGAGTAAATTGAGAGAGCAAGAGGTAGGACAAGTATTTATGAATTGACACTTAGGATGCTTAATGAATTTAAGGAGGAGGTATATGAGGAGAGAAATTAAGTTCTGGATTTGGTATTGGATGTGTCGGAGGTATATGACACCGGAAACGAGAGTACAAATTTTGTCTGTGTGGAGGAATCAATGAGTAAGCAAAAAGAGTATGATGTGTTGGTAATTGTTGTAGAGAAGATTGGTAAGATATACGGAGAGCCGTCAAAGAAATATTGGCTCGCTACAGTAAGTGACGTGAAAGATGCGGAAGTGCTTGCAGAGTCAACACAGAATGTTGTGTGTGGAATACAGACTTTTATTGAGTTGACGAGGAATAGGAGCTAACATGTCCCTGCTATATGAAGAGAAGATTCAGTTGGATGAATTAAACAAGCTACTTCAATTCATCTGCACAAAACATCCAAACTCAGATTGGCGGAATACGATACTCGATTATATTATCGAGAGAATGCAGGAGATAACAGACAATGAACAGAAGTGAGTATGACAATATTATGATATCAGAGTGGGATATATACATACAGGAGTATGGTACGAATACCTGCTCTGTGTGTCATTGCAGTGTAGGTGAGAGAAATATCTGTTGTAACGATGGACACAGTGATGATTACGCATTGCACATCAATCCGGTTTGTGTAGTGTGTTGTAACAAACACAAAGCGTATTTAGGTATACACAGGGGACAACATCCAGAAGGAGAGGGACAATGACAATGACAATGAATTGGTTACAGCGCCTTTTATGTGGACACGCTCATGTAATATTTAGCGACCACGCACATTACATCTGTACAGAATGTGGACAGGAGTGGGAAATTCCAGTGGCGCTTCGTGCTGCAAGTGGAGTTTATAAAGTAATTGAGGATCGAATCAGGTTAGAGGAGGAGTACGAGCAGATAATTGCATTGGTGGAAAAGTACGTTGGGCAACATGAGTACGATGCGTAGGTAGTTGAATTGAAAGGATTTACGTCCCACTATGGGTGCATGGCAAGGTATTATACAAAGAGTAACTACTTGACATGCACTCAGGGAGTGACGTAAAATTAACTTAGTTTGAAGGAGACAGAATGGATTATAAAATAACATTTCAGATTCAAGGATATGGACAGAGCAATGAATCTCCAGGTGTGGAAGTAAAGAATGTAGATAGAGTTGTGTGGCATAATTCAGAATCAGCGAATGAAGATCAGGATGATGGTGGGAAGTATAGATATAATACATCCCTCGTTTGGATTTCATTTTATGATAATGATAGTAATATACTTGCAAGTTTTCGTGAGCAAGATGTAAGGTATTTTCAGGCAGTTTAACGTAATTTTAACAATAAGGAGAAAAGAGCAAAATGGCTACGGTAACGACAACACCAAATCAGGTATCAGCATCAAGTGCAATGGCATACACCTCGGAAATCGAGACGCGGTGGCGCGTTTCATATGAGAAGGTTAATAAAGATAAGGAGGGTAATGAGACAACGGAAGTTAAGACCGACCTTCTTACCAAGGAAGAGGATTATCAGGAAATTGAGAAGACTGGAAAGTATGATGGACATACTGTTTTAGCAGTTGATTCCCAGTCTTTTCTGAAGTATAAGGCTAATACAAAAGCTGGGATGGACGAACTCATTCCTGATGAGAAAGAATCTGTGGCAATGTGGAACAGGGGAACATCCACAAAGCAGGATAATAAGATCAGGCAGATTATGATGCAGACTCAGGAAGATGAAAATGGGAATCAGACATGGGTTTGGACACCTACAGCGGAACCTTATGATTTGCGCGAGTCTTTGAAAGTGGAGACAAAGGTTCGTATGTCTGAGTTTGAGAAATTCGCTGCATCTGCAAAAACTATGCAGTTTACACCAGATCAGATTGAATTTTTCAAGAACTTGTTTGCACAACGTGAGGCACAGAGTTCTGGGACTGGTGCTCTTACAGAGTAAGTTTACATAGACGCGCCTATGTAATAACCCCGGTATATGGTCTACCATATACCGGGGAGTTTTATTGTAATATAAAATAGTGTTTACTAGTTAGTAAACAGTGGAATGAAGTAGCGTATCTTGTTGATTCTAAACAAGATATTCTACTTGACACCACTTTATGAGTAGGAGAATATATCACTATGGCGAGATTCCGCTACGGTAAAAAGCGCAGTAGTTATAACTATACGCCAAAAGAAACTAAACCATTCAACGCAACATGGATACCACAGGCACAAGCTTATAAAGTCTCGTTTCCCTATAACGAAGGCTTTATAAGTTTAATCAAATCTAAAGTTCCATCTGGATACAGGGATTATGACGAAAAGACAAAGGAGTGGTATTTTACTGAGGAATATTTTGACATACTTTTGCAGATTGCAAGGATTATGTTCAAAAGTTCGGTTTTTAACATAATTGATAAGAAAACCGTAGAAGAATATAGTCAGGGCACTGCAATGACAGTACAAGTACCAGCAGAACAGCTTGCAAGAAAGTTTTATGCATTACTCGCAAATGCTGGATTACAGTTAGATGGTGTTAATACAAATAAGAGTTTTCTTCGGAAATATTATCTACGGGCCGCAAAGTATTACCATCCAGATGTAAATCCAGATGGAGCTAGTGATATGAGTAGTCTTAATCAATTGTGGTCAACTTTAACTAGTGAGGAGGTTCAATACTTCAAATGAGTGATAATAATAGCTTAACAAAGACAACATCGCGCTTTGCTATTAAGAAAGTTGGTCTAAGTGCAATGGTACAACAGGCAAACGAAATGATTCCAGTAGACATGGCTAAAATGCAGAATCGTATTGGAATTATCTTCGATGACAGTGGTAGCATGAGTGGGGATGCAATTAATCAGGCGCATCTTGCCATAGAAGCGTTTGTAAAAAATTGCAATCAGTTTGATACAGCACTCGCATTATATCCACTGAATGCAGATAAAAAGCCATTAAGTAGCAATTTTGCAGAAATCGCGCTGTATGGTATGAGCATTCCTGCAACTGGAGGCACACCACTATATGAGAAGCTAGTTGAATTATTTGACAATGAATCAATTACCCGCGCCATTGCATTTTCAGATGGTGCACCAAATCACAGTATGTCGGAGGCAATGTATGGAAAGTATATTCCTGCGAAAATTCCTATTGATACTGTATATATTGGACCAGCCGGAGATTATGGACAGAGTATTATGCAACAGATTGCAGAACGTACTGGTGGGATTTTTCTACACTTTGTTGACGTTTCAGTTATGGCAAAGGCGTTCAAATACTTAACTCCAGCATACAGGGCAATGTTGACTAGTGGGGAGTTTAGGAAAAAGATAGAAAGGGGGGAAGTATAATGGAGGAAATACAGAAATTACTAGATACCTGTCAGAATCTGTTAGATAGTGGTATAGTAATTATAGACGAGTTACTAGTTCGTCTTAACAAGGCTGAGAAACAGGTAGAGGAGTATGCTCTGCTGCTATTTCAACCACAAGGAGAAGCGCACCATAATGCTAACGAATGTCCGTATTGCAAGGAGAATTTGAATGGCAAATCTTGAATTACCATCTAATGAATTTGAAATTCTTAAGCAGGATGATGAAGTGATACATCTTTATGATAAGAAAACAGACAAAATCTACGTTTATGATAAAGTCAAAAAATCATGGAGATTTCCAGCTGGTTCTCGTATTGAGTTTATTAATTATCTATTCAATTTCAACTGGTAGAGGAAAAGATGACAGATGAACAAGCAGTTATCGGACTGAAGATGCAGGAAAAATTAAAGGCTATGAAGATATATGCCAGTATTATTGACATTATCGACGGGCCGATTGTAACGGTGTATAAATTACAACTGAACAGCAGTGTACCAATTAGTAAGATTTTGAATAAAGAAGAGGATTTTGCACTAGCGGCTGGTGTGGAAAAGGTGCTCATACAGCGCAATGGCGCTACGATAGATGTATATGTGGCAAATACACAGAGAAAGGATGTAGATTTTAAGCATACGCTTAATTTCATAATGACAGATGAAAAAGCTAAGAAGGCGGTACTACCAATTCCTCTCGGGGTTGATTTTGCAGGTGTCAACTCTTTTATCGAGCTTGTGGACTGTCCTCATATATTGCTCGCAGGCAGCACTGGTAGCGGCAAATCGGTGTTTGAAGCCGCAATCTTATCTATTCTCCAAGTATCTAGATCTCGTAGCGAAGTCCTTGTCCATTTAGTGGATACAAAGAGGATGGACTTACCATTATTTGCGAATTTACCTATAGTAGAAAGTTGCAGTACTGACTTACTTTCATTCTTAAAGATGATGCAGTCTGTATTAGTAGAACATGAACACAGAGCGAGAAGGATGCAGAATGCATCTGTGAGGAGTATTGCAGATTATAATGCAATGGTAGGACTAGACAATTCGTTACCACGAATACTTATATTAATAGATGAATTTGCTGATCTTGTAATGCAGGATCGGGAGATTAGACGTGGACTTGACAAGGAAGATCCTCTTAATCAATTGCCGAAAGCTGATTTCCTGTTACAGAGAATTGCTCAGATTGGCAGAGCAACTGGAATCCATATCATTGCAGCCACACAGCGTACTTCAGTTAAAATTGTTAACGGAGATGTCAAGGCAAACTTTCCTTGTAGAATCTCGCTTAGGCTACCTACGCAAGATGATTCAAGAACGATACTTGGACAAGGTGGAGCGGAAAATCTCCTAGGAAAAGGGGATATGCTAGTACAGTCTCCACATTCAGAAGAGCTAAAACGCTATCATGGGCCATTTGTAAAACATGAGGATATTTTGTATGTAGTGTCAGAATATCAACAGATAAAAGAAATGTATACCATGATAGGGGTTACTAGTTAGTAACTAGCCACTAAGTCTTTGATTCCACGGTAAATATAGATGTTGACAAAAGTGTTACACCTATAGAGGATGGAACTATGTCAAACTCATGTCAAAAATGTTATTTGTGCGATTCGGAGGAAATAGTAGGAACATGCGCAAAATGTCATAGAGCGTATTGTATGCAAGACGCGTCTAAGACAGATCCAGCGAATTATTGTGACGACTGTCTTAGAGATGTAGTGATAGAAGAGCGAATTATAAGTAGAACAGACAGAGACTACGACTTGTGGTCTGAGGAATTAACACTTACACGAAGTACAAGTAAACTTATCCAGTTTCGAGGTATAGACTGGATGTTTGCATGTGAGGAGATTTGTAAGCTTTCAACTGAACAATTAAAACCGAGGTTGGAATATCATAAGGCAATTGTATCTTTACTCCAGAGTGAACTAACTGCAAGAAGTGTAAAGAAGACACATGAGGTACATAATATAGATGGACATAGGGCTACGGTAAGTAAGTCGGTAAGACATAAGGCAAGTGGCCTTAATCCAGATCAGAAGAAAATGAAGACGATGTTTGAACAAGCAATAAAGATGGGTCTGAGTATGGAACAGTTTTTTGATCTCATAAAAGGACAGGAAAAGGTACAATGAGTGTTAGGACGGAGTGTTATAAAAAAAGAGCATATCCTACGATGGAAAGGGCAAAGAGAGCTGAGAAGAGCATGAATACGAGAAAGCCGAAGGAAAGTTTTACGGCATATCCATGTTATACTTGTGGGATGTATCATGTAGGACATACTAGGAAGAAAAAGGGACTTTAAATGACAAAAGAAGATGCGGCAGCAATATATCCGCACTTCTGTACTCTCGGGGAGGATGGAGTCATGGAGTTGTACTTGGATAACATGACTCTATCCTCTTTTAGAAAGTGTCAGGGGTACTGGGGAGAATGGATAACAAGTCATCCTGGTAAAACTCTTGTCCAGAGAGGACGGAAGTGGAGTTTCGAGTTTGGGGCATATTTTCACAAGATGATGGAGTTCTTCTATCAAGCACAACGTGAAGATTGGGAAGGGATATTCATAACGAATATAAACGGAACAGAGCAGAGGTATAAACAGGACTTAATTACCTTTCTACAGATAGTAAATGATTATTGGGATAAGTATGATCTTAATTATTTTATGGAGAAGGAGTTTAAGACGAATATTGGTAAGACTGCACAAGTACTTGGTGGACGTATAGGTGCAACTAATCTTTTCATGGAGTATTATAAGAAGTACTGGAGACAAGAGAGATATAGGTTTATTGGATGGGAGCTATCATTTGGACGAGATAAGAGAATTCCTATATGTTTACCAAGAGATAATTATAATTTTAGGGGCTATCTTGTTGGTAGAATTGACCTACTTCTTGATGATACTACAAATATTTCACCACTAGATTTCAAGACAACGCAGTATTTTGATGGATTTGAACAGGAGGATTATAAACCACATGAAGGCATTCAAGGGTACGTATATACAGGTAATTGCCTCTTACCAGAAGAATTTAAAGCTAGAGGAAGATCCTGTAATTCAGCACTCATACGTCACGTTTCAATCAGAAAACCTTCTGACGGTTCAGATAGATTTAAAACGAGCACCATCTTATATACTCATCAAGAAATGGCAACATGGAAAAATAGACAAGAAAAGACTTTTAGAGACATCTACAACGCTTTAATAAACGAGGAAGTATTAACATGGAATACGGATTTGTGTAACATGTGGTTTTATAACAATCCTTGTCCATACCTAAAACTTCATAAAGAGCCACTAGTGGAAAGGGAAGGAATTATTAACACGTTTTATCAGATAAAGGAAGGATGGAGTCCAGAGAGAAATGGAAACGGTAGAGACTAAGTTAAAGGTATTTATGCCAGATGGAAGTATTGAAACGTATAGACGCTCTATACATGGGCCACGAAAAATAGCAATACAAGGGCCGCCTAAGAGTGGAAAAAGTCATTTAGCAGCAACAGCACCAAGAGGACCAAAGTTCTTTTATGATCCTGCCGGGCGTCTTGATAGTCTGGAAGGAATGCCAGATGTGTTTGGTAAGACTTATTATGATTCAGTAAATCCATCTAAAAGTACGGCATGGGATATGATTGAGCAGGATACTAATATGTTCGAATATCATCATGCAAAAGGAGATCCTATACCAGGGACGTTTATTTATGATGATATAGATATTCTCATGGATAGGGCTATGCGTAAGTGTTTGGTAGATGGACTTACGCAGGTGAAGAAGTTGAAGGCTGGAAGTAATATTTATCTAGCTCCGGCAAACTGGTATCCGAAGGCGGAATTGGATATGGTGGGTAATTTAATTGCCAGGGGAATAGAAATGGGTTCTGATGTTATAGCAATTTTCCATGAGAGAGATGAAGAAACAGCGGATTCTACCAGTGAAGATAAGAAATTTACTGGAAAGAAATCTGTACATCCACCGCGCGCTGCTGTATTTTTACCTTTGTTTAATGAGTACTGGAGATGCGTGCCAACTGGAGATGGTAAGTATGTAGTCCATACTAAGTCAAGTTACATTTTTGATGGTGCAACTTGTCTTGATGTGGAGGAAACAGAAGAAGCAGATATTACGAAAATGGTTAACAAGAGTGAAGAGAGGAAAAGACAAAATGGCTAAGATAATGTTTAAGGAAGAGAAGATTTATCAGACAAGAAAAGTGTTGGATGAGGGATTGTATAACTTGAGGGTTGTACGATTTCAGCAGAAGTGGGGAAAACCGAAGGATGGGGAGAAGGAACATTCGAGTATAAACTTCTGGCCTATTTTAGAGGTATTAAGTAAAGCAGACGGGAGTCCTGTTCCGGTGCAGGAAAATGGAAGACCGATTGAAATCTGGTGGCCGGCATCTACTAAGTTCGAAGCCGCACTGGTAGATTTCAGTCATGCTTGTGGTCTTCCAATGGAAACTAAGACGATAAATGGGGAAAATTATGTAAATCTTCCCGGTATTTGGTATCCAGAGGAGCAGGATGATATTGAGAAGTGTCAGTATAAAGGTCCGATTATCGGACGGAAGTTGCAAGCGTATATAGTACCTGGAGAGTACAACAATAATCCGAAGAATGATATTCGGAATTTTATTTGTGCTATTCCAAATTGTGCAAGCCAGTTTCCTAAGTTGGTGCATAGGACGAATTTAATTAGGAAGACTGAGTAATGTGAGATGGGAAGAACGTAGTAAGTTTAGAAAAACTGCCACAGATGGTGCTATATGTGCCATCTGTGGCATTACTGCGTCTAATTCACCTACAAAACGATTAGTAATAGATCACGATCATGGTTCAAAAGAAATCCGTGGATTTTTATGTGATCGTTGTAATGCATATGTATATCTTTTTGAAAGAGAGTACTACTGTTTTCCTCCAGCAACATATACTAAACAATCATATTTAGACTGGGTAGAAACTTACAATAGTAAGCTTAAAACCTATTTCGAAAACACAAAAATTCTGGAAAAATTTTTATGACGATTTCACCAAAGGGAAGTCCAAAATCTCCCGTATGGGTGGTGATAGATGAGCCTTACCCAAAAGATTATGAGAATGGCGGTATTTATAGCTCTGGTCTTGGGTATGTATTTGAGCGCGCTTGGAGAGATGCCAATATATCTGAAGATCCCTTTATTTGTGCTATATACGATAACTACACTGGGGGTTATAGTACAGATGTAGATTACAAAGCACTTGTACAAACGATTAACATGTACAAGCCACCTATTATATGTACAATGGGTGAAAAGGTAACTGCATTGTTTTGTCCAGAGACGAGGAGGAAAAAGAAACATGCTAATACAGACAAAAGTAGCCTTGAAAAGTGGGCGGGAAGTTTATTACAATCTCCCGATATCTCTTACGAACACTACTGCATTCCCCAACTTCAACCGGACAGAGTGGTGGCTAATTGGGAATACAGATTCATATACGTTAACATTGACCTGCGACATATACGGGAGGAACTCAGTTTCTTTCACCAGAATCAGAGACTCCAACCTTTACCAGAACGAGAGTTGATTATAGAACCCAGCTTTACTAAATTACGTGAGTATCTATATGATTGTTTCCAGTACCCACTTTTATCAGTTGATATAGAAACTATAAGACCGACCCGAGGTAGTAAATTGCATGGAAAACATCCCGGATATCCCTATACACTTTCCATTTCATCTTCCCCAAAGCAAGGAATTTCATTTTGTTTATGGGATTATACAGAAGAAGAGACGATTGTGCTTTTTAGATTGCTTGATACTTTACTATCCTCTGTCGGTCAAATTGGACAGAATTATTTTACATTCGATGCACATTTTCTCAAAGCACTTGGGTTCCGTCTTTGTCTTGAAAAGTGCCAAGATACCATGCTTAGGCACAGTATATTATGGCCTAGTTTGCCACATAAGTTACAGTTCCTCACTAAGCATTATACGAGGCAACCGTATTATAAGGATGAGGGAAAAGGATGGAGTCCGAAGAATAAAAAGGCATTGATGCATTATAATTGTTTGGATACTACTGTTACATTTGAATGCTATCTTGGACAGGAAGAGGAATTTCAGGATAGACCATATTTAATTTAGGAGGAAACCATGAAGTTTCTAGAGAAGGTACACGGGAGCAAGTGGACTAGATTATGGTTTGCTTGCTATCTGATCTATGTTGTTTACATAACCTCTATTCCAGCTTATGGGGGATGTGGGAATTGGAATGACTTCTCACCACAACAAACAGATTTGTTTATGTCTCTCAGTGCAGTGGGCGTAGGAGTTGCCTTTTTCTTGACTGGTCCATTAGGCTGGGGAATAATGGCCGGAGCCGTGGGCCTTGGTCTTCTTGGTGGCATTGAAGGAACTGCACGATTATTTATGGGATGCTAATTAAAACGTCACTTCGTCTATAAACATGGATAAAATAACTAGCACTTATCTTCGTGATCTTGCAGTGGCGTATCATAAAATAGATAACAGAGGAATTCTTTTTGATGAAAGGATAATGACCGACCTATCATATGCTATCAAAAAGATGGTTGATTCTTTATTGGCTGAACTCAGTAGTACCTGGGGTACTAGCGTATATCTTGGCATTACAAATAAACCTAAGGGTAACGATAATCTCAATCTTGGTTCTCCTGTTCAATTGCTTGGTAAACTTAAGTCTCTTGGGTTCGAGGTACCGAAGGTGAGGAAGAAGAATAAGGAGACGTATGATGTTGAATATAAGGAAAGTGTGGAGGAACTGGTATTACGAAAGATTTTCGCCGAAACTAGTGCGCGGCCTATTCAGATTATTCTTGAGATACGTGAACTCAACACATTGCGGACACGTTATGTTGATTCCAAACGGATCGAAGGTGTATTCTACTCTTGTTTTAATACCGCAGGAACTATTACAGGAAGACGCTCCTGTAAAAAGCATACTTTCGGAGTTGGCGGTAACGCGCAAACTTTTCCTAAACATTATTCCCCGAATAGTTTATGTTACAAGTTCGGAGGACGTTTTCTCGAAGGAGTTATCAGTAGGCCAGGGAAAATATTTTTTATAGTAGATCAGGTAAGTGCAGAGGACTGGCCTACATCTGCGCTAGCGGAGAATCATAATGCATTGGACGAGTTACGTAATCAAGTCGATCGCCATACTAATTTGGCATCTTTCATTTTTGGCATACCTGTTGCTTCTCGTAGTAGGGATGCGTGGAAGCATAGTCTTGAACGATATCTTGGTAAGAAGTCGAGACATGCTTTTAATTACGGTCTGCGTGGTATTACTATGGCGGATCAGTTAGCTAAGGAAGGCTTTGCATTGCCACCTGAAAGATGTCAGTGGCTGTTAGATCAGGTAGACAAATATGACCCAAGTGTAGAGAGGATATTCCATGAATACATTCGTAATGAAATACTTGACAGACAATTACTGCGAACTCCGTTTGGACGTGAGTGCCACTTTACTGGACTTCGCAGTAATAGCCCAAATTACAATATTTTTAATGAGGGTTATTCATATATTCCACAATCCACAGTCGGGGATAATACAGGCTTCGCTGTCTTTCAACTTGAACGAGAGTGTAACGATGTTGTTAACGAATGTCATGACTCCATCACACAAGAAGTTTACAATGACTTGGGAACAGTTCTTAGCACTTATGAGAGAACCCGCAGAGCATTTGATAGAAACATTATCTTCCATAATGGAATTACAATCAACATTCCAATCGAAGGTGAATTAGGATTTAGTCTGGGGGATACGGTGAAGATAGAAGAGTTTACGGAAGAAGGTGTTAGACTTGCATTTGAAAAGTTAAATGATACAAGGGGAAGCAATGAGGGTACTGAAGAAACCCTGGATACAGGCATACGAACAGTACGTGGACCAGACGGAATCACCAACGGAGTATAATACATGGATGGCTATTGGAATAATAGGAAGTTCCTTGAAGAAGAATGTATGGCTTCCAGAGAAGTATACAAATGGGTTCTTTAAGATATATCCAAATCAATATGTAATTTTAGTAGGTCCACCTGGAGTTGGGAAGGGTACTGCTATAAATCCAGCTATTGATTTAGCTCGTAGAGCACAGACGGTGAATTATATTGCGGATAGAACTACGGCAGAGAAAGTAGTGGAGCAGATTGGGAAAGGATTTAGTACGATATACAAGTCTCCAAGTGGAATAGTTAAACCTATTATGGATAATTCTGCGACTATAGTTAGTACAGAATTACCAATATTTCTACAGACAAGTGAGTGGATGCTTCCACTTATGTGTGAGATGTGGGATAGAAACGAATTCTCTTATGCCACTAAGAACAAGGGTAGTATTAATGCTACAAATATTTGTATTTCTCTTATTGCAGGGTGCGTCCCTGACTATATTCGGAAGCTCAATAAAGATGCTATGTCTGCAATTACTGGTGGGTTTACTAGTCGTTGTATTTTTGTGTATGCTACAGAACGATCAAAGACTATAGCTTGGCCTGCTACTAATGGGAATATGGCGAAGTTAGAAACAGACTTGGTAAATGATTTGAAGGAAATATCTTTGCTTAGCGGAGAGGTACACTTTGATGCAAAGGCAAGGACAATGTGGGAAGCGCAGTATCAGAGCATGAAGCCTGATATGTTTGAGTCTGAAGTTCTATCAGGATTCAAGTCTAGAATGAAGTCACATATATTTAAGACTGCTATGATATTAAGTATATCTGAGAATAACAATAAGATAGTACTTGAAAGACATTTGTACAATGCTATTAAGTTAGTACAGGATATACGTAATAGAGTAGATACAACTTTTAGATCCCTTGGGGAATCTCCTCTGGCTGCACAACAAGACAGGGTGTTAAAATATATTGCTGCAAAGCAAAGCTGTACTAGTAAGGCTATCTTTGCACATATGTCACAACATATGACATACGACCAATTCTTGCAGATACTTTTTGTACTAGAGATGGCAGAGAAGATAAAGAAAAGGCCCAGTGGAAAGGTGGATATGTATGAACTCTTTTGAGGTAATATGGGAAGATGAGGTATATAAGGTAAAGGCTGGTATAGAAGAGATCGGCCTGTCTTGTATTGGAGATCAAATACTTGTTCTAGAAGACAAGTTTAAAACTGGATGGGAATGTTCTAAGTGCGAAGGAGAGTGTTACCTTGGGGAAGATTGTGACTTTTGCAACGGTACAGGGAAAGAAAACAATGCCACAGATCAGGAAGTTCCATGCAGAATGTGTTGCCCAAAAAATCTCCTTGATTCTTTCGGATGTATGCCAGGGAAAAAGATATGTGATAGATGTGGAGGAAGAGGAAGTCTTATTATCGCACCTCAAATATCTCAACAAAAGCCGGCTTCAGGTACTATTGTCTCTATTGGCCCCGATGTGTATCCAGATTGCAGAATTATTAACAACGTCACAGGGCAAAGGTGGGCATACCCGATGAAGATGGGGGATCGGGTATTATATGGACATTTTGCTGGAAGTGATATAAGGCTTAAACAAAAAGAACTTGTTAGAGTAATGCATGCACATGAAGTATTGCTTAAGCTTCGTGGCAGGGCAAGATATGGAGACTTCGCACAGTGACATTCCGTCAAGCTATCGCACGTAAAGAAGGGAACATGCCACATCATAGGAATATGCGAAATAATAACCCAGGGAATATAGTATGGGGAAAGTTCGCAGAAGCACATGGTGGTACGTTAGAAGAACATAAGACTCCACGCTTTGCACGCTTTGAGACTATGGAGGCAGGGTGGGAAGCTATGAGGCAGTTACTGCTTAAACATTATAAAGGCTTGACAATAAAACAAGCCATTTACAAATGGGCGCCGCCAACAGAGAATGATAGTTTAAGCTATGTTCACTTTGTGTGTCACCATGCAAGGTTAAAGGCAGATGATGTGTTAACGGAGGAGATAATAAACCAATGACAGCTAACGAGTACCAATCTCTGGCATGGTCTACAGCAAGGCCATTCTATAAGGCTTCTACAGATAATCTAACATTTAATAACTTACAGCTAGCTGTAATTGTATTATCGCTTGTTAATAAGAGTGGAGAACTAGCGGATTTAATAAAAGGGCACACAGAATCAGGAGAAATCTTAGATTATAAGTTCAGGGAGAAGTATCTTGAACGGTTAGGAGATATTCAATGGTTTGTATCGGTTGCTGGGCAGATGATGAATCTGAATCTGGAACATATAATGCAAATGAATATCTCGAAGTTAAGAGAAAAATATCCTACTGGCGTCCTTCAGGACAAGAATACAAAATTCTAGGAGGCAGTATGTCTAAGAAGGTGAAAGCATTTGAGAAAACAGAAGAGAAGAGTGGTAAGGGTACAGCCATTCGACAGGCAAAGGCCATAGCTAAGGAAAGACTGCGTGAGAGAAAGAGGAAGTAGTATGCCGCTAAAAAAGGGAAGTTCGAAGAAGGTAATCTCTGAGAATATTAGAGAGCTAGAACATGCTGGAAAAGGAAGGAGTCACAAGCAGAATATTGCGATAGCTCTCTCCGAAGCCAGGAAATCTAAAAAGAAGAAATGAAATAAAGGCTCCCTACTTCTTGGGAGCCTTTTCCCACTCTTCTACTTTATGTTTATCTGCCATAGCTTGACTCTCAATACTTGATAGGTATCTATGTACATCAGGAGTATACTTTATTTCTGGTGGTGTAGTACCTTTCCAGAAAGAAAGAAACTTATCTACTGTTGCGGCTATTTGCATTAGTAGAGATTGAATAGCTTGGTTACTAACATGTGGAACATTAAGTCCAGATGCCCATTCTAGTATTTGTTTTGTCTTATCTGCGATAGATAAGGCTTCATCTTCTAGCAGTTTTGCCACGTTATCTACGAATTGAGCCACGCTACTGAGATAAGCTGCAACTTCTGCTATTAAATCTGCTGCTAGGCCAGTCATAAGACCAAGACTAGTCAGAGTTGCTTCTACTCTCTTCAGAATATCTTGCAACGATCCTAGAAGATCTGTAGTTTTACTACAACTCCAGCCTATAAATAACATAGAAGTTAGCGCCCCAAAGGTAAATTGCCGTCTATTTAGTTTCATTATTTTTCCCCCTTAAATATACCATACACCATGCAGTGGTAAGTATTGTTAGTATTTCTAGAACAGCTAGGAAACCAAAGCTATTGTGTTCAGTTACATCGCCTTTCATTATTCCATATCCAAACATAACCACAGCAGCTAAGATACCCCAGCCAAGAGAGGACTTGATTATTTCTGGAATCATTATTTTTCTCCTTATACTGTTGTAATCTGCATCTGAAATGGACCAGAATCAACACTGACAGTACCGTTCCAGCCGTTCAAATAGGCGCCTGGATCTGTAGGACTATTATAGCTGGAGAGATCAGAAAAGTATTCTCCTGTGGTTCCTAAATCTGTGGGAACATAAAGAGAATACGCCCATCCAACATTGGATACAATACCAGTCCCCGGCTGACTACCATCTGTCAAACTAATCCAATAACGAGTACTAGCGACAAGTCGCTGTGCCGCGATAAGATAGAATGGGGAATTGGTAGTTAGAATAGACATATCATAGATAATACCTAATTGTACAATCAATGCTCCAGGTACTGGACCAGGAGTACCAGGATCGGTAGGGTTGTTATAAGTCGTTCCTGTTGTAGTACCAAGTAAAGAAACAATTACTACACCACCTGTAGTTTTAGAAACGCCTGTTAAAAGAAGACCGACACTTGTTAGTACTAGTCCTGCGGGACCAGCTCCAGTTATAAAACTATTTGATATACCTGTTACCGATCCGCCAAAACACAAACCGCCAGGATTAGCAATTCCATTGCATATCAGATTATTTCCTACTACAGCTGTAGCGATGTTATTGTAAATATCAGGCATTATGGTTTCTTCTCCTTTTTCTTTTTAGTGCCTGCACCCAGAGGTGCGATAGCTCCAGAAGCTGCGGGACCAATACTGCCAATGTTCCACTGGGCTACACCGGCAAGTATCTCCGTAAAGTTCTGGCCAACTACATCTGTTCCAGATACTAATAGGGTACTACTGTCTGGCAAAAATGTATAGCCACTTAGTAGCGGAATAATAATATAACCACCATCAGCTACATTTGAAAATAAGTAATTACCATTAATATCCGTGATTGCTGTCTGCACGGTAATATCACCTGATACTTGTAGTTGCATCTGGACACCAGCAGGAGCAATACCTTGTATTGTACCGGATACATTATGACCGAATGCGGCTGTGAATTGTTGCCATGGCGGAGTGCTTGTAGTGACAGTGATATTTCGTGAAGCTGGAGTAAATGTATATCCTGCTAGACTCGGAGTAATTATATAATTACCAGCATTTACATTGAAACGACATTGGATATTAGTACCAACTTGTGTTGCTATACAAGTTGAGTTGTAATCACCTGAGATAGTAAATAAGACTCCTGGCGGAGCAACACCATTACTGACGTTACAAGTAATAGGAAACGCCCCTGTTCCGCCACCACCAGATGAACCAGCAAAATTCTGTAATATATTGGTATTAATGACGGTAATACTGGCGTTTGCAGGAGAGAATGTATAGTTTGCTAGTGTTGGCGTTAGTGTATAGCTTCCAGCTATTACAGTAAAGCTATAAGTACCACCTGTTCCTGTATTCTGTGTCTGCGTTGCTATCGCTGGTCCTGTTAAAGTCATGATCGCAGCACTAGTACCTATACCGCTAACAGTTCCCGAAATAGTATAAGTGGGCACAACAGTACCTGTAAAGTTTTGTGCTGGAGGATTGGCATTGTTAACTGTAATGCTAGCACTAGCTGGACTAAAACTGTATCCTATTAGAGATGGTGTAACAGTATAAGAACCATTCATTAGCTGCAAACTATATGTTCCACCTGCCCCTGTAACTGTTGACCTTGTAATTGGACCAACAGCAGTTATAGTTACATTGCTAGCATTACTTACTGTACCTAATAATGTATATAGCGTAGCTCCAACAGAAGTAAAAGCTGGGACTGTAACATCAGCAGTACTGATTGTAGCTGGAACACTGGCGGGACTAAATGTATATAGTGGAAAAGATGGCGTTACTGTATATGAACCTGGAGCAAGCCCGTAAAATGTAAACGTTCCATTTGTAAGCGATGTTGTCGTTGCTGTAGTAGGACCAGATAAAGTTAGCGTTACATTAGCAGTAATAGGTCCGGTAATAGTACCGGATAACATGTAAACACCAGCACGTGTCCATTGTCCAGTGAAAGTATTACCAACATCGTTAAGAAGTTCATGCATGTTAACGCCAGCAGTTTGACGATCTAAAGTATTAATAGCATTTGGCCCAATCCATGCTGCTAGAGAAGATGGCCCAGTTAATGTAAGATCGGGAAATGTCGATGAACCTACCTGATAAGTCATGGGAATAGTTCCCCCTGCCAGAGTAGGAATGATACCTACACTGTTATTCGGTCCCGACCCATTCATAGTGGTACTGGTAGCTCCACCAAAGATATTACCATTAATACGCTTAGCCGTAGAGTTAACACCAGTTCCACCAGGACTCCATATAGCTATAGCGCAACCACCTCCACCAATAGCCTGAAGTGTCCCACCAAATACATTATCAATAATCCAGAAATTAGTCGCAGGATTCGCTCCTTGCTGACTGGCAATACAGGTTCCAGCCCCACCCCAGTAAATACCATTCGGTGGACTCCCAACAAGACCGGAAGCTAGTTGCGCCGTGTTGTGTTGCCAGAGCCAGTCTCCTATTCGCGGATAGAAAATTAACGGCCATGGCTGTACTTGGACAGGAGGATATGGTGGACTACGATTGTCCATATTAGGAAGAAACAAATTATTAAAGAAGATAACTCGTTTAGTAGTACCAACCCCCATAGCTCCACCAACACACCCAGAGTAACCGGCGCCGGTTCCTGTTATCTGACAGTTATTATCATCGCTAGCGGCACGGATACCACTTGACTGGTTAATCGTTAGATTGTTGGTAATTACAATATCATCTTCGGAGTATGCTGCGCCTGTAGCACCAAGACCACGTGGCGTAAGTATAAATGTAGCATACTGTTGTAAGGCTCCGTTAAAAGCGCCATCCATGATATTGCCATGCACATACATCGTATGGCCCATCTTAAGTTCCCAGTTATCTTTACCTTCCATCCGCACACAGGAGATGTTATTGTCTGGTAGAATCAGGTTCGCCGCAGCATTAGTAGGATTAGAGATCCTTCCTGCGTTAAGTACGGACAAAGGAATATTGGCATGTGTAATCGGAAAACTGAAGCTTTGTGATGTAAGGGTAGATCCTGTTATATTATATGCGACATCGTTAAGAAACGTCCAGTTAGGATCGGTAACGCCAGTAAACATAATGCTCAGGTTGCCAGCTTTAATAGAGTTGTTAAGGGTATTCGTGACATAAGCTGTATTCGCTACTCCAGCACCATTATTGCAGGTTGGATCGTTACCAATACATATTGTAATAGGAGGGGTGATAATTGTAGGACGGACTACACCAATTCCATATGCCTTGGATATAGGAGGCTTGTAGAAGTAATTGTGTACAAATTCTATGTTGCTAGTCGGAGCGGGTCCAAGACCGATGTTATTTCCTGTACCTCCGGTAATAAAATTTTCTGTACCAGCAAGGATGGCATTGTTCTTTATAAGTTGACGACTACCACCACTAAAGGCGGTTAAAGAATAAGTATCAAAGGTAACATAATTGAATACATCGTTAAAGTAGGACGATTCGATTACGGTGTCCGAGGCTCCCATGTGTACAGCAGATTGAAGCGCACGACCATTGCGCTCGAAACAGGTATCAATTACATCACCCTGCGCCGGAGCACACGGAGTAGAGTTTAGACCATCGGTTGCCTTTATCATTTCGCCGTAGTCACCATGAAACCAATTGTGGATAATCATTACGTGATCGGCACCAGCATCCATCTTCACACCTGGGACACAACCTAAATGTACTGTACCATCGCACACAAAGAATGTCAGGTCTATTTGGGTATCGGAGACGATATTAATACTCTGCATGTCAATTTGACCACCGAGAGAGATATTAGGATCGGTGCAAGGCTCAGTTGTACAGTTGTGTAAAAGGCCAGAACTAAGCCAATGAGTGCCCACTCCATAACAGGACATGTTATAAGATTTGCCCCGTGATACCATCAAAGTTTCTTGCGGGGACCAACAGTACTCTATTCCATAGGTTAAAGCTGTAGACATTCCCACGCCTTTGTAAAGGACAGACACCTGAAACGGTGGAACTGCGTTTTGTGTTAAACCCTGGAAATCATCAGCAACAGATGGACTAAGACGAGTTTCTCGTGTTGCAAACGTACTTGATTGACCATTCATGCCAGTTATAACTTGAGTAGCCCCACTAGCTCCTGTTAGAATCGGTGCTCCAGACATCATGCTCTGATTACTAAATTGGATTAGAAATTGCAAGATCCTGCCGATAGTAACAGCAGAGTTTATTCCATGGGTTGCTATTGTTGTACCTCTGGAACCACGAACAACGATCAAATTCTGTGGATCACTTGCATCCGTCACAACCATTAATTCCGTACCAATTACAAGAGTATCCCCATTTTCTGCGGTAGAAATAGCAGTCAAAGATACCGTTGTATTCGTAACAGCAGCAGTCATAGCGACAGCCAATGTTCCAGTTCCTTTTACATTGCGCCAATCCGTAGCACCTGGTGTGCCAGTGATTGTTATAGGGAAAGGTTTTAAAGTCATAGGAATAAGAATTCCCTTGGAGCCTGTAAGACACAAGGTTGCACCAGAGCCGGTGCATGTTATAGAAAATTGTTCTGTCATAGAATGGTCATAGGCTACTCGGACTGCTTCATTATAATGGGCATGATATGTACAAGCACTCCAGCTACCACCAGCAAGAAAGTTTTCAGGTGGATAAGCTAGATTACAGATTTGTCCTACTGCTGGTGAGGATTCGACATAGAGAGAATAAATACCTCCGTTATAACAACCATTACCTGCTGCACAGGTAGCTTGTGAATACGGTTGAAAAGGACGTATATCTACATATGCGTGTGAAGAATCGGAGATGCACATTGCTGGGGGAACTGTCGTAGCGGGCTGTGATCCAATACCGCAAGATGTGGGCAAAATAATAATAGGAAAGTGTGTAGAGTCGAACTGAGGTAGAACATTCTTTCCATTCCATGTAAAAGTTAGATTAGCAACTCGAGTACCATCAGTAGCTAACTTGGCACCAGAATTAAGAGTTAAATACATTCTCCTAATAGGGGAACTATTGTATACCGTAGGTGTAGTACCGGGGTCTAGTAACGTCTCTGGACATTTAGCACCAGTGTCTGGAGTATCAAAACGACAAGCTAGAACAAAGGGTTCTGCATCAGGAACCAGCGTTATAGCTGGACCAAACATAGCAACTTCCGTACCGTTGGTAATTTTAAAGGGTCTAGCTCCAGTCGCTCCTTCACCGACCATCTTTAGTAGTTGTGCCTGTTGAACACCCAACCAAGCTTTAGAACCATCTCCATTAACGGGAGCACCAGCAGCACCAGAAGTGGTCGCAGAGAACCATTCAATGCCCCAAAATACAATATAGCTATTACCAGAACTCAGACCTATTAATGACTGACTAAGATTACGCGTATAGGTTAACAGAGCAAAATCATTAGGGTTTGTGTTGGGAACATATCCAGCGGGAGTATAACCTTGACCGGGACGTACATAGTGTGTATCATTAGGAATGGTAAGGTTTTGTTGTCCGAGGGCAAGAAAGGCATATAGGTGTGAGGTAACAATAAAGATACGTTTTGGATTTGCGGGGTTAAATTGTACCACCTGGGGTATCATCCACGTACAAGAACCCACACCCGGACCATAACCCCAGTCTCCAGCACAGCTATTGTGGTCATTAAAGGGCAGAACAAAGCTTCCTTGACCCTCATATCCTGCTGGAGCCTGTGCTTTTGAGTCAAGAACCACAACTTCGCCATCTGGAGAAGTACCATTTGTTATATTCGCTGCTGCATCATTCCACGCGCTTACTGTTATACTACCTGTCGTTGGAGTACAAGCGGCCATAGTAAACGGCTGTACACAGGCGGTATTGTTGTATAAGAAACGTGCTCCATTATCAACAGCAGTTGCTCCAGCACCAGCATTGCCTACACAATGTACGTGTGTACTGGGTATACAGCCCTGCGTACTATTAGTTGCACTTTGTAAAAGAGCCATCTCTCCTGCCGTGAGCATGTCCGAGGGAACTCCTGCTGGTAACGTTCCTGTGGGAAGAGTCGGTTGCTGCGCTAAAGCACATATAGAAATCAACAATATTAAAACTAAGCATCTCAATCTAGTATCCTAGTGGCCCAAGTAAAGTTACTCGTACACTTATAGTTGGTGTAGGAGATATACAACCAGTTACAGGAAGAGTTTGATTAATATAAAAACGAATAGGCTGACCTCCCAGTTGCCTTACTGTAAATGGAAGACCATAGTATACTGAGGGATTAGTACCTGCAGCACCAGTTACTAGTATAGCTTGAGTAAGAGTACCATTAGCTGTACGAGCCATTTGTGGCATGTTACCTGAACTAAAGTTTGTATCCGCATCCCAGAAATTTATACCGAAGTTTACGGTTCCAGCAGTACAAGCAGGACTTCCACTATCTGTAACCCACATTTTGAACTGTAGTGCATAAGTACCTGTTTGAGTTGGAGTATAGATAGTACATATTTGACCAGTATATGCTGTACATGCGCTACTAGATGGAATTGCTAAATTACCTGCACTAGTTGCTGCAGGTATACCAGCAAACACATGGTCAAAAGCTACAGATGTTCCGCCAGGAACAATGTTGCCATTGGCATCAGTTCCTAATGAACCTACGTTAGCAATTGGAGCCGTATTATCGTTGTTCATTAGTTGCACTGGACCAACCAGTTTGCTGCCAGATTGCTGTGCCATGACTATATTGCCGGTATTACCTTCGACGTGGAAGCCTCCTTCTGTAGGAGAACCTAGTGCTTCGACCTTTAATGGCGAAACGTTCTCGCTGCTTGACACTATATTCAATAGGTCAACTGGGGAAGCAACAAAGGTAGGAGCAAAATCCACTATCCGCATAGCATAACCGCTAGCACTAATATCGCCATTTGAAGTATCAAACCCATACTCAGTCACAGTCTGTCCCATATTCAAATACAAACTGGCGGTCGGATTGCCGAGTTGGGACCACAAAACACTGCCACCTAAACCCGAACGACAGGTAAAGCCAGTTCCAGCAATCCAGTTCAGTGCTTGACCCGTACCACTACAGGATGGCACACTCATAAAGGTTGGAAGACTAGTTCCTGCTCCAGCATGAGCAAAAACTAAGTCACCTGTTTTACTAACACGAGTTATACCTAACGCTGGAGTCGTAGTAGGATTTGTTACGCTATTAGCAATAAAAAGATCAGAATTCGCATCTGTGACACTAAAACTAACGTTGGTAACAGTTCCATTACCACCACCGGCAGTACCGGCAATGATATAGCCTTGAGCATTAGTTGCCAGAGAAGGTGCATTTATAATTGGCGACGGATTTCCACTGGGATTATTTGTGCCCAATCGCATGGGTCCGTAGAAAGCTCCACCATAACTAGCAGTAAGTAATCCATCGTGTCCGAATATATAATCGCTATTACCTGCACCAATCGATAATGTATCCGTAAGACCATCAGGATAATTAGCCATGCTTACTAATACCCGACCAGAAACCGACGGGTTAGGGGCGCTTTCTGCAATAGCAAGTCCTGCTGGACCGTAACTGCCGGAAAAACCTGCTGGTGCCCACATCCACTTTATTTGATTTGCTCCGTGACTTGCTGTCGCTGAGGCTGTGGCAGCAAGCACAGAGTTTAGCGTCACATTGCCACTACCGCCAGTAACAGTACCCGGTTCATATCTATGAGTCGTTGCATTCCATACCGGGACTTGACCATTTGCTGCTACCGTAGGACTAAAGTCTCCAAGATGTATTGATGCTAATGGTACAGAACCAGTTACTCTACCTACAGAACCAAGTGCTGTAGGTGCGGGAGGAGGAGTACAACCGGGAGGAGTACAGATATTAAAAGCCGGGGCTGTCATTCCCACATCTGCA